AAGAACAACTATTAGATGAAGCAGTAGAAATGCATCCAGAACTAGAAGCTATCATTCCTAAATTAGTTGCAACAGAATTTACAGAAGATGGAGAAGTAGAAGGACCAGGAACAGGAACTTCAGACTCTATCCCAGCACTTTTATCAGATGGTGAATTTGTATTTACAGCCAAAGCAGTTAAGAATATTGGTGTAGACAAATTAAGAAAGATGATGAAACAAGCAGAAGCAGATTATGATGCTGGAATTGAATCTCAAGCAGAAGAGCAAGAGATAGTATAAAAGAATTTATAGAGAAAGGTAACTCTATGAATAGACAAGCTACCTTATAATAATTTTATTATAAGCCCTTGTAGTTTCGTTTTAAACAAAAACACCTGCCTTAGCTACCTTCAGTTAAGAAGCCCTAAAGGAGGACACGATGAATACTAAAAACGAAGAAGGAAGACAAGAAGCCGAAGCAAACCCTTACAACAGAAAAAAATCTTGGCATACAGAAGATACAATGCCAGGAGATAGAACTTCTGCTGATGAAGGTTTGTTTGTGCCAAACCCTGAAAGTACTCAAGGTTTATCAACTGCTACTGCCGATGGCAACCCAGATGATAATGCTGAGAATACTGATGCAACAATGGATAAGGTTCAAGACTCTGCATTAAATGTAGAATCTAACCCTTATACAAAAGTTGATTATAAGAAAAGATATGACGACCTAAAACGATATTATGATAGGAAGTTAGGTGAATGGAACAGTAAAGAAAGTGACCTTAAAGTTCAACTTCAAGAGAACCGACCTAAGTACCAACCACCAAAATCGAAAGAAGAGCTTGAAGCTTTTAAAAACGATTATCCTGACATTTATGGAGTTGTGGAAACTGTATCTCACTTACAATCGCAAAATGAAGTTAAGACTTTACAAGAAGAGTTAGAAAGTTTAAAGAAAGCAAATACTACTTTACAACAAAAGGAAGCTGCACTTGAACTTTCAAAATATCATCCTGACTTTGAGGAAATCAAAGAGTCTGATGATTTTCATAACTGGGCAGATACTCAGCCAATGGAAATTAAAAACTGGATATATGAAAACAACTCTAATGGAGCATTAGCTGCACGAGCAATTGACTTGTATAAGAAGGACCGAGGACTTGGATTTGATAAAAAAACTACGAAGAAACAACCGAAGAATGAAGGTGCAGACTTGTTAGTTAAAACTAACGAACAAACTCAAGTACCTCAATCTAAAGAACCTTTCTTCAAAAGGTCTGATATTAAAAAATTATCAGATGAAGAGTTTATGAAATATGAAAAAGATATTTTAAAAGCTCAAAGAGAAGGTAGAATTATAGATTAATTCTATTTTCATTTTTATCAACAACTAACAAAGGAGTAACTACAATGGCTAAATTCGCTGGTGGTTCAACATATAACTTTGGATTAGGTGTTTCAGGTCAAACTAATGGTTTTTTCATTCCTGAAATCTATTCAAAGAAAGTACAAATAGCTCTAAGAAAAGCTGCAGTAGCAGAAGCAGTATGTAACACAGATTACATGGGAGAAATCTCATCTTTCGGTGATACTGTTAACATTATCAAAGAGCCTCAAATCGCAGTAGCAGACTACACAAGAGGTCTGGCTGTAACATCAACTGACTTAACTGACCAAGAACTTGTTCTAACTGTAGACCAAGCTAAATCTTTTTCATTTAAGATTGATGACTTAGAGAAGAGATTCTCTCATGTCAACTTCCAAGCTATTGCTGCAGACAATGCTGCTTATGCTTTAAGAGATGCTATGGATAGCAATATTCTAGCAGCTATTTCAGCAGGAGCAACTGCAACTGCAGGAATGGGAACTACTTCAACTCCAATTGATATTGGATTTACAAGTGGTGAAGTTGACCCTTTAAACCAAATGGCATTAGCTGCTAAAGTATTAGACGAAGCTAACGCACCTGAAGATGGAAGATGGTTTGTTGCTGCACCTGAATGGTACAATGCACTTTCTAACTCTTCTTCTAAACTTTTATCAGTAGACTTTAATGCTGGTCAAGGTTCAATCAGAAATGGTTTAGTTGCATCTGGATTACTTAGAGGTTTTTCAATGTACAAATCAAACAACTTACCAACTAATGACTTATCTGGTGCTACACCTGCTGGTTCAGCAACTGCACCTGAAGCTCTATTCGGTCACATGAGTTCAACTGCTGCTGCGTCAAGCATGAACAAAGTGGAAACTGTTAGAGACACAGGTACTTTCTCAGATATCGTTAGAGGTTTAATGGTATGGGGAAGAAAAGTATTAAGACCAGAAATAGCTGGTAAAATTATCTACACAATAGATTAATTTTTAATACACTATTGGGTGGGGGTAGTAATATCCCCATCCTCTTATTAGGAGAAGAATTATGTTAAATAAATATTGGACAAACAAAATTAATCACTACAAGGAACATCATAAAAAAGAAGTTCTTATTGTAGCTATTATAATTATAATCGCATACATTTTATAGGAGAAACAATATGCCAATGAAAAAAGCAATGCCTGGTGGAAAAATAGTAAACAAAGGCAAATACAAACATGGTGGTAAAGTACACAGAAATAAAAAAGGTCATGGTGGAGTAATGACTATAGTAATTAAAAAAGACAAGACTAAGAAAAAATAATAATGGGTATAATGTCTTCACCTGCTTGGACTCGTAAAGAGGGTAAGAATCCTAAAGGAGGACTTAATGCTAAAGGTAGAGCTTCTTACAATAAAGGTAAAACTAAGACTGGTAAGAAAAGAAACTTAAAAGCACCAAGTAAAGTTGTAGGCAATAAAAGAAGAAAGAGTTTTTGTGCAAGGATGAAAGGAATGAAGAAGAAACTTACATCTAAGAAAACTGCAAGAGACCCAAATTCAAGAATTAATAAATCACTAAGAGCATGGAACTGTTAACATATGGCTAAAACTTATTTATCAATGACAAATGAATTACTGGTTGAAATAAATGAACCAGAAGTAACAACAGTATCAGGAGCATTAGGTATACAGAAATTTGTATCTAATTGTGTAAACAGAGCTTACTTTGATATAGTTGATGCAGTAGATGAATGGTCTTGGTTAAAAACTGCAGCACCTCAAAATGATTATTATGGTAATACATTTATTGAAACAGTAGCTGGACAAAGATGGTATCTTTTAAAAGCTGGTTCAACTGATGTAGATACAGATTATGATTCAGTTAATTGGGATGACTTTACTTTAACTACCGAAGGTGTATCAGGTAAATCATCTCCTCATACAATTAATAAATTAGCATTTACAACTTTATCAGCTTGGAGAGCTAACTATGCTCAAGGAGAAGAAACTAATAAAGCTAACTCACAAAGTTATTCAACACCATTAAGAGTATTAAGAAGTTCAGATGGAAGAAGATTTGGATTATCTCCAATACCTGATGATGTATATAGAATTTATTTCTTTGCATATAACAGACCTACTGAATTAGTTAATGATACAGATAAAGTATTATTTCCAGAACAATACAAACCAGTTTTACTAGCAAGAGCTAGATATTATATTTATCAATTTAAAGATAACATTGCTCAATCACAATTAGCTTTAGATGAATATAAAAAAGGATTACAAAATATGGCTGACCAATTAAACTCTCCTCAACCAGAGTATATGTCAGATGTAAGATTTACATATTTATATTAAGGAATAAACTATGCCAACTCAAGGAGCTTCTATTACAGTACAAGGTGGCTTGGATTTAATTTCAAGTTCTCATGCTTTATTTAGAACACCTGGAGCTGCTACAGTTTTACAAAATTTTGAATCATCTACAACAGGTGGATACAGAAGAATAAGTGGTTATCAAAAATTAGGAACGACAAGTGCTGTAATTCCTTCAGGTTTAAATACTGATGTTATTCATGGTATTAAAGGTTATGCTAATGGAATAGTAGTAGCTCAATCAGATGATTTATATTTTAGTACTACAGGTACTTCATATGTTCAGATAAATAAAGATACTTTTACAGCAGCTACTGGAACAGTTTCAATTAGTTCAGGTTCACCAACAGTAACAGGAAGTGGTACTGTATTTACTTCTGAATTTATTGTCGGTGATGATATAAAAATTGATGGTAACTTTTATAAAATATTATCTATTACAAGTAATACTATTTTAACATTAGATACTAATGCTAATACTTCTAGTACACAAAATGGTTTAACTTTTTATAAAGGTGGAATACCTTCAAGTAGTTTAGCTAGTGCTACTACAATTCCTCGAACTAATCAAACTAATGTACAATTTATAAACTTTGAATCTCATGGAGAAAATGGTACATTATATTTTGTAGATGGTAATAATCGTATTGGTGAATTTTTTATTGATGAAAATAATGAATATCATTTTGAAGAAATTCATAGGTCTTCTCCATCAGGATGTTCATTAATTGAAAGATATGCTGAAAGAATAGTCGTATCAGGACAAGAAGCTAATCCTAGTTTAGTATATTATAGTACTAGATTAAAGCCTTATGATTTTGAAGGAGCATCTGCAGGGTTTGTAGATGTAGGAGATATAGTAACAGGTATCAAAGTATTTAGAAATAGCTTAATTATATTTTGTAAAAATAGTATATATGAGTTGACAAACCTTGATTCTACACCTATAATCAAATCAGTAACTAAAAATATTGGTTGTATAAGTGGGAACTCAATCCAAGAGATAGGTGGAGATTTAATATTCTTAGCACCTGATGGATTAAGAACAATTGCTGGTACAGCTAGAATTGATGATGTCGAATTAAGTTCTATATCTAGAAAAATTTTACCTTTAGTAAATGAGATAATTAATAATTTTGCTAATTATACTATCTCTAGTATGGTAATTAGAGAAAGAAGTCAATACAGATTATTTTATTATAGGTCTGGTCAAGCAGCTTCTGGACAAAAAGGAATTATAGGAACATTCAAATATAACTCAGAAGGTATTCCTTCATTTGAATGGAGTGAAACTAAAGGACTTCCTGTTAAGTTTTGTACTTCAGATGTTAATAACAATGGTACAGAAACTTTATTTCATACAGATGAAACAGGTTATGTGTATCAACATGATACTGGTAATAGTTTTGATGGTTTAAATGTTGAAGCAGAATTTCAAACACCTGATATGGATTATGGTGATAATGGTTTAAGAAAAAGTTTATACAAAGTAAAAACTAATGTTGAACCTGAAGGAACACAAAACGATTTACGATTAAGAATTAGATATGATTTTGAAAGTAGTGAAGTTCCTCAACCAGGAACATTTAATGTTGGTAATCTAAGTTCAGCTTCATTATTTGGAACAGCAGTATTTGGAACAGGTACTTTTGGAGCAACAACATTACCAAGTAAAAGTATATTGGTAACAGGAAGTGGATTCTCTAATAACTTTAAATTTTTTAGTGATGATACTAATGCACCTTATTCAGTAAATGGAATGTTTGTTTCATTCATAGCAGGAGGAAGAAGATAAATTATGGCAGGATATACTAGACAGAGTTCACTAAATAATGGTGATACTATTACAGCAGCTTTATTTAATAATGAATACAATCAATTATTAGCTGCATTCAATGCAACATCAGGACACAAACATGATGGTACTGCAGCAGAAGGTCCAGTAATTGCACTTATTGGAGATGCAGGTCTTGCTACTCCATTAAACAAAATTCAAATAGATACTACTAATGATGAAATAGGTTTTCATATTGATGTATCAGGTACTTCAACAGAACAATTTAAATTATTAGATGGAGCTATTGTTCCTATAACAACTAATGATATTGACTTAGGTACAAGTTCTTTACAATTTAAAGATGCTTTCTTTGATGGAACAGTTACTTTAGATGGTTTAACTATTGGTAGTGCTACAAGTATTACAGATGTAGATACAGATTTAACTTCAGTATCAGGTAGTGATAATACAGTTGCAAGTGCTAAAGCAATTAAAACATATGTTGATGCACAAGTAACAGCAAGTGATTTAGATTTTTCTGGTGATACTGGTGGTTCTCAATCAATTGATTTAGATTCACAATCATTAACATTAACTGGTGGAACTGGTATTGATACTACAGGTTCTGCACAGACAATGACATTTGCAATTGATAATACAGTTGCAACATTAACAGGTTCTCAAACATTAACAAATAAAGTTATTGATTTAGATAATAATACATTATCTAATATTGAAGTTGATAATTTAAAATCTGGAGTATTAGATACAGATATAACTTCAGTATCTGCTTCAGACGATACACTTGCATCAGCAAAAGCTATCAAGACTTATGTAGATGCACAGGTTGCAACAATACCAGTTGGAGATATTACTTCAGTAGTTGCTGGTGATGGTTTAACAGGTGGTGGAACATCTGGTGATGTAACATTAAATGTTGTAGGTGGTACAGGTATTGATGCTAATGCAAATAATATTGCTATTGATTCAACTGTAGCTACACTTACAGGCTCACAAATTTTAACAAATAAAACTTTAACAAGTCCAGTATTAAATGGAACTTTATCTGGTACTGCATTTTTAGATGAAGATAATATGTCATCTGATTCTGCAACAGCAGTAGCTTCTCAACAATCAATTAAATCATATGTTGATACTCAAGTAGCTACAATTCCTGTTGGAGATATTACAGCAGTAACTGCAGGTACAGGATTATCAGGTGGTGGTACAACTGGAGCAGTAACTTTAGATATAGATTCAACAGTTGCAACATTAACTGGTACACAAATTTTAACAAATAAATCAATTGATTCAGATAACAATACTATTACTAATATAGTTAATGCAGATATTAAATCAGCAGCAGCTATTGATGCTACTAAGATAGCAAATGGTAGTGTTTCTAATACAGAATTCCAATATTTGGATGGTGTAACTTCAGCTATTCAAACACAAATCAATACTAAACAAGCAACTATAGATTCTTCTAATAGATTAAATGCTAATTTAGTAGGGGATGGTTCAGTAGATAATACTGAATTTGGTTATGTAAATGGAGTAACAAGTTCAATACAAACTCAAATAGATACAGCAAATACAAATATTAGTACTAAAGCTTCAGCAGGGTTTGCTGTGGCTATGGCAATTGCTTTATAATTTGTGTTGACACTTAGTTAAAAAAATGTTATAATTAGGATAATTCTATGGCACAAGATTTCGAAAGATATTTACAACAAGACATTTCAAATTCATCAGGTTCGCCTACTGTTTTAAGAACAGCAGCAGATTCAGATGATGCAATCATAGGTATTAGATGTGCAAACACTTCTGGTACTTCTGTGAATGTAACTGTATATGTTAAGAATGGTAGTGACACTTATCACATTATTAAAGATGCACCTATCCCTACAGGTGGTTCTTTAGAATTAATTGATGGTGGTTCTAAAGTTGTATTACAGAGTGGAGATTCAGTTGAAGCAGTAGCTTCTGCAGCTTCATCTGTTGATATAATTACTAGTGTTGTAGATACTATCTCAGCATAATAAGGAAATAATATACTATGGCATATGTTGGAAGAACTCCTGCAAACGCAGCTTTAACATCAGCAGATTTAGAAAATGGTATTGTCTCAGCAGACAAACTAGCTACTAATGCTGTAACTGAAGTTAAAGTAAATGCAGATGCAATAACAAATGCTAAAACAGAATTTACACCTGGACTAACTATTAAAGGTGATGGTTCAAGTGCTGATGGAAAATTAGTTCTTAACTGCTCACAAAATTCACATGGAGTTTCAATAGCTGGACCTGCACACTCTGCAGGACAAAGTTATAATTTAATTCTTCCTACTTCAGTTGGTACAAATGGACAGGTACTTGCTACCAATGGTTCTAATACAAATCAATTAACTTGGGTAGATGCACAAGAAACTAAACCAACAGTTGCAAATGTATCACAAACAATTGCACCTGCTACTGCAACAGATATAACTATTACTGGTACAAATTTTGTATCAATACCACAAGTAGAATTTGTTAAAACAGATGGTTCAGTAACTGTAGCTAATTCAATTTCATTTACAAGTTCAACATCTTTATCAGTTAATGTAACTTTAGCATTAGGTAATTATTATGTTAGAATAGAAAACCCAGATGGTAATGCAGGTAGAAGTTCAAGTAATATTATTACAGCATCTACAGCTCCATCATGGACAACTGCAGCAGGTACACTTGGAACTATTTCAGGAGATTTTTCTGGAACAGTTGCAACAGTTGCAGGTACTTCAGATAGTGCAGTTACATATTCAGAAACTACTTCAGTATTAACTAATGCATCTCAAGCAAACTGTGCTTTAAATTCTACAACAGGTGCGATTACAACAACAGATTTTGGTGGTAGTTCAACAACTG